TCTGTTGATGTAGACTTTAATATGCCGCAACTTGCACAAAATAAGTTTAGTGAGATTACTGAAAAGGTAGAGAATGAATGTCCTATATCTAAAGCGTTTGGAATTGATAACGGATTAGGTGAGGGTGTGGTTTGGAGTGTGGAATATAAAGATAGTGTTCATAGATTTAAAGTAAAGGGAGATAAGCACTCTGTAACTAAAGTAAAAACCCTTGCAAGTGTTGATGTTGAGAAATTGAAAACAATACAGGACTTTATTTCTTACGCTGTAACTGAAAATAGATTTAACCAAGCGATTGAAAACGTATTTGGAAAAGAAGATTTAGACGTTAAAAAGATGGGTGATTTTATTAGATGGTTTGTTAAAGATATTTCATATGAGGAAATGGACACAATTACAGAAAACGGACTTGAACCTAAAGATGTGAATAAATACATATCTACAAAGGTTAGAGAAATGTTCTTTAAGGCGCAAAACGAGTATTAACAACAATACCAACAACAAACAAAAAGCCCCGTTATTAAATTAACGGGGCTTTTTAATTTCTAACTAAGAGATTTATTTACTTTTCCTCTTTCGCTTTCACTTGCTTAACCTTGATAGGTTTAGGTGCAGCTCTCATCAACTCTCTCACCACATCATCAATAGAGTGTGGCTTAATGTTGTGATTCTTTACCATTGCCTTAACTTCGGCTTTGTTTAACCCTACTAATGCTTCGGGATTAAACGATGCTTTCCCGAACTTCATTATAATGATGTTTTAGTGAACGCTACGAAGTTAAAAGGAGCTGTTGCGCTTGCGCTAAACTCTAAAACGTCCGCAGTAGTTTGTGCTGCAAAAGTCAAAGTATAAAGACCTGGAGTTGTAGCACTTTCAGAAACCGCACTAGGAACAACCGCAGCAACAGTAGTGTTGTTGTAGATGTCAAAGTAAGTTACTGTATCGAAGTTTTCCAAAGGCTCTTGACCGTTAGCTGAAATTTGACCACTTAAAGAGAAGTTCAATTGAATCTCTTGTGTAGTAGTTGTAGTTGTAGAAGTTCCACTAGTTACAGCAGTAGCTTGTATCATTGCTTCCGTATCGAACAAATCAGCAGTAATTTCATCAGCCGGAATGTAAACTAAATCCGCATCATTGAAATTCTCATCAATTTGGAAAGTAACTTGCATTTTCGCCAAAGTCTCCTTAGTCTTATCTATCATTTTTGAATAGATAGTACCTTGTTGTACTGGAATTGGATAGATTTCATCCTCTGATCCTGCCGCTTTCTTTCTACCTAATAATTGACCACTTGCCGAAATACCGTAAAAACCTGAACGCTGACATCTTAAAGAATCAACATACTCTTTCAATTTATAAGGACTTCCAATTACTTGAAAAGATACCATTTTCTTACCTTCTGAAATAAAGTAGTCAATTGTATCAATAGTTTCTGTAACCGCATCATCTCTTTCAGATGTGTATGCTTTTACGTCATTAAGTAAAGATAATCTAATCTCACCATCTTTAGACCATAAAGAAGTTTCCCAATCTGCTTGAGCAACAGGAGCTGTAAGAGTGTTTTCTACACCTCCACTTTTTAATGATTGAAAAGCTAACCCGATTACTCTATCAGGCGCACCGTAACAATCTATAACACCGAAACCATTTACGCCGGTGTCACAAGAACATAATTCTGCCATTTTATTTATTTTTTAAAAGTTATTATTCATTTGCATTTGCACCCTTGAATATTGAAATGCAGATTAATTCGCACATTAACCCCGCTTAACTTTTCCTCAAAAAGTGACTTTTCTACATCTTCCTCAACAAATGCTAAACCTCGCACAGTTTCACTTTGCCAATCAGATACATATCTATAATTTTTTACTATTGCGTTTTTAAGTCTATTATTCCATAGGTTACTCAATGGATTGATAACTTGATTATGGTGTGTTTGTGTTTCCCACGCATTACCAATACCTAAACCTTCTCCGACCATCAAACAATCGTCTAACAAGTACATATCAATGTCAAAGTCTCTATAACTCTGAAATTCGTCTTGTATAGTGTTTTGGTACGGCTCTCTGATCCAAATAAAAGGAACTTCCCTTTGTTGTACTTGAATCTTATTGTCACGCTCTAAACTCCCATCTCTTAATTTAGTGGAATAGAAATACAAAGGAAATGTAACCGCAGTTTTTATGTAAGGTGCGTTAATAACGTTTACTGTTTCAAATACCACATATTCGTTTTGCTCAACTTGCGTAAGTGTATAATCGTTCCCGCTGTAGTTGATAACCTTACCAACGGCTAAATGTATAGTATCACAAGTAAAAAGTTTATATCCACCCGCTACAACCTCAACACTATCAATGTATAAGGTAGTATCTAGGTTCTCAACTATATCCTTTAATATTTTACGAGCATCAATCAAAATGGAGAAGTATATTTTTTATTCATTCCTTTATAATCAGGATAATCAGCCATATTACTGGCAATGTATTTCTGTATAACCCTATAATCATTAACCGCTAAATTCAAAGCGTTCTTTAATTTAAAAGTTTGACCGTGTACATTACTGGAATTAGTACTGTTTATCTTCTTTAAACCTATTGTAGTGCCTTGTATCGCCTTTTCATTATACCATTGGGCATATACTACATTTATAAGCATTTCTTTAAGTCCACCGCTGTAAGTTTCCCATTCATTACAATAGTCCTCTAACTGTAAAGCATTAAAGATAACTAGATAAGGTGCAAGTACCGGAACACCTCCGTTAGCATTAGCATCAGCAAGTAACGCAGTAGCTTCTACCATACCCAATAGATTAGTTAACCATCTAGTTTCTACCTCATCCATTAGTTGTTGTATTAAAACAACCTCTAAAGAAGTGCTAGAAATAGCATACTTTCCTACAAAATCAGATGTGCTAATTAATACGCTCATTATTTACCTTTGCTTTTAGCCTTTGGTTGTGGTTTAGATTCCTGTACCTTTTCCGCATAACCTAATTTAATCAGATCGTTAGCAGTTCTAAATGGGAGAACCTTAGTATCTCCTTCTTTTAAGTAATCAAAACCTTTAATTATTTTTACATTAATCTTTTCCATAACCTTAAATCTTTTAACACGAAAAGCCCGCACCGATTAAGTGCGAGCCGTATTGTTTCCGTGTATCTTATTACGCTGTTTCTAACGCTGCGTTTGTTGTAGCGAATACGCCCTTAACAAATGCAGTTCTGTCGTTATTCTTAACAACCAAAGCACCTCTCCATTCTGCAAGGATAGTTCTAAGGTTTTTAGTCCAATCATCAGCATCAAGTCCGATCTCAATTCTTAAAGAACCTTTATCGTAAAGACTAGCTTTATTGAAATCTCCCATTAAGAACTCACCAGCAGTAACTAAAGTAGTTGGAACAATAGTAACACCATCCAAAGAAAGCGCACCAGCTACCATAATTAATCTATCTACATAACGCTTATCAGTTGCAGTAACTTTCACAAGTTTAAGAGCTGTAATATCCGTAGGATGCATAAAGATAGCGTTCGGCATATCTTGTTCAGCAAGTGCTATTTGATTCATAGCAACAACTAACGAATCTACATTGTTAGCATTGTCTACTGTACCTGCAAGCGCACCCGCTGCGAATGTAGTTGCTACTGTGTAAACACCGTTAAGATTTGGAGCTGTTCCGTTTCCGTTGTATGCAGTTTGCTCGATGTCTTTCATCAACTCACGCATTAATTCAGCTCTAATCTCAGACTCGATGAAATCAATATCATCTAACATTTCAGTCGAAACTTTAATATAAGCCGTTCTCTTAACAACTGCTTGAGATGCTACTACTAAATCGAAATCAATTTGATTCTTCGCTGCTCCCTCTGCTGTTCCTCCTGCTGCTCCTTCTTTACCTGATTGGTAAACCCAAGAGATAATATTTGAAGTTGCTGATTTACGAGAAAAGAAATCCAATAGTCTAGGGTTTCTAGATGCTAAAGTATTTAATCCTGCAATTCTTTGCTCAACTGGTACGTTACCACCTGATATGTTAGTGCTTTCTAACATTGTTCCAACCGCTTTTACAACTGTTGAAAATCCACCGTTTTTAGAACTTTTAAGCTCCTCAATGTTTTCTTTGTTGTTTTCTAACGCTTTTCTAATGTCATTGAAAGAAACCTCAGCTTTTTCACCTTCGTTAAGTGCCTTAATAGAAAGCCCCATTTCTTTCATAGCTTCATTCAAAGACTTCATTTGCTCGATTTGAGTATCTTTGAAATCAGAAATAGCTTTTTCAACTTCTTTTTTTGTTGCTCTACCGTCAACATTTTTCTCTAAGTCTTCAATATAAGACTTTAGCTCTGTGTTGTATTCGTTGTAAAGACCTGCTTTCTCTTCTGCTGGCATTACGTCAAATGCTTCTCTCGTTATCTCTTTAGAAACTAAGAAGTCGTTTAATGTTTTTTTCATCTTTTTTAATTAAAACTGTAAATACTTAATTTATCTTTTGCTTCCAAAGTGTCTAGTTGCGATTCAACGGCTTTGTCTGTCTCTTTTTGAGTGCTATCAAGCGACTCAATATGTTTGTTTTGTAGCACTCTTGTTGCGTGGTTACTCCCAAAAGGAACTAAACTGCTTTCGTGTACGTTCTTTGCTTCTTTTATCACGAAGAAATATAAAGGCTCATCTTTAAAGTCTGAAATATTAGCTATCTGATCCTTATAGTTGTCAAAGCTCTTTTTTTCGTTCTTATCTTCCTCGTCATCACTATTCAATGCTAAATCAAGTTTAACATACTGCATTTTAACAGATGCTTGAATTGGCTTACCTTCTCGCATAGCTTTTGCGATGTCCTCTCCTATTATCTTATCTTTCCTTACTTTATATACTAAAACCTCACAATCTCCTTTGTAATTGTATCCAATAGCCTTAAATGGCAATTCGCATACAAATATCTCAACATCATCCGGGTAGGCAATAGTTGATTTTATAGTTAATTGGTGTGTATCTACTAGGAAATTCTTACCTGTTCGTTCTTTTGCTGATTTATTCCATATACCCTTAACGTGTAAATCTCCGTGAGAATCTAATACATTAGTTGAATTAACAACAATATAGTAGTAATCATCATCTTTAAACAAATCCTTATTAACATCAGTTAAAGCCTTTTTAATAATGGCTTGACTATTAGAAATGACTTGTTTGCTTTCGCTAGGATCAAGAACATCGTACCCGGTTTGAATCTTCTTCTTGATAGAAAATATAATATCCTTGTTAGCCTTTAAAGCCTTAAAAAGTTCCTCTTTAGTTTCAAAGGACTGGTTTAACTCTTTACACTCTATCATTTTAAAATGTCTTTTTTATTTTTTAAACTGTCGTACTTATTCTCTAAAGATTTCTTTAACTCACCACAACGCACACGCTCTTTTAAATCGTGTAACTTTTCCGCTTGTGTAGTTTCTTTACCGTTCATAATTGATTCAAACCGTTTATAACGCAAATATACGTATAATTAGTTCATTATTCGCTTTAATATGCGTATTTTTACAGAAAATATTTAATCAATGGCAAATTTAATTAATTCTATTCTAGGTAGTTTTAGAGTATTCAACGGAGGGAAAGACCGACACACGCAGACAAACTTTAATATGAACACGTGGTTACGGTATAATCAGAAAGGAGAAAATCACGTTGATACATCAGATGGCAACCTAGAAGATTTAGTTGAAACAACTGCAAAGTTAAAAACAGTAATATATACTAAAGCTAATATGTTAGCCAATGGTCGCTGGGTAGAAATGGATGGAGATAAGGAAGTTGAAAATAGTGAGATAGTCCGAACGCTTGAAAACCCTAATCCCTTAATGAATGGTAACGAATGGTTACGATCATTATCTATTAACTACGATATTTATGGTAACTCATTCATAAACTGTATTAAGCCGTTTAAGGCTGCTATTCCTTCCGTTTATTGGGTACTACCATCTAAACACATTAGTGTAGTAGAGACTGGTAAAATATGGAAACAAGTTAAAAAGAATAAGATTATAGAGAATTATAAACTAGATG